ATGAAGATTTTTCTATGATATCATTTTCTACCAATACATCCTCAAGAGCATAGCATCTATCAAAACCTACTTCATGGAACTTAGGATTGAAGTAAACCGGGCACTTACTGATTGTAGGTCTTGGAGGAGCAACCTTATTTTTAATAAGTCGGATTGTGACCAATTTACCAGCTTTCCGTTCTTTACCTTTCTGTTTAACAGTGATAGACCTGCCTGAGTAAAAGGCAGCTCTGATTGAAGCGTAGAACTTAAGTGCTGCACCTCCTGTAGTAGTTGTGTTATCTTTTCCGAATCCGACATTTAAAGCAGTTCTTAATTGGTTAATGTAAATCTGTGTAACTCCTAATCTATAGAATAATTCACTTCTGATACGGAAGTATTTGTAAAGAGCTTTTGCTCTACCTCCCATTTCAGCCTTACCCTCTACCATTTTAGAATCTATGTTATCTGCACAATCCATAGCAGCAATAGAATCTATCACTAAGAGAATCGGTTCATTATTAGTTAATTGAGAACGAAGATAGATTGCTAAGTCTGCTACAGCATCAGAAATATATTCTATACGAGTATCATTTAATACTGTAACTCTTTCTGGGTCTACTCCATTAATTTCTGCCCAAGAGTTCATCCAAGATTGTTCGGCATCTACCCATATGACATGTCCTCCGAGTTGTTGACAAGTATATGCAAAGTTATAGGCAATAAGAGATTTACCAGATGATTCTTCTCCAGCTACTTCTAAAATTTTACCGAATGGTATACCACCACCAAAGGTATAATTGAGAGCAAAGAAGGTTGATGGCAACCATAGATTTGATTCTACAGTTTCTGAAGCCAATCTCATCATGCCCCCATATTTCTTTAATATCTCATTTTTTGTTGGTACCTTTAAACCCACTTTCGATTTCTTTGCCATAATGTAATGTATTTAAACTAAAGAAGGTGATAACCGAACGAATCTAATTATCACCTTCGAATGAAACCATATTATTACTAACCCTTAAATATCCGATTTGTATTTTCTTTTCTTTTTCTTGGGTTCATCGTCTTCCATGTAATGGTCTTTGTGAACTCCCTTTTTCTTTTTCTTCTTTGGATTATCGTTCTCATCATCACCGTGGTCTTCATTTAGATACTGTGAAAGTAAATCTTCCAACTCATCATAGGATTTGATTTGAGAACGAACTATACCCTCAAGGTCAATTGTACCTTGATATTTCTTGTCCAACTTAGTTGGTTTGCAAGCACGAGCAGAATAAGTGGTGTCTAGTTTACCAGACCCTGAACGTATTATCTTAATATCATAACCAGTTTTTGGGTCGGTCATATCACCTGCCTCATCTTCATCAAGGTATAGGTCAATGATATCCTGGTATACTGAGCGAGGAACTAAAACTCCCTTATCTTTGCCTTCATAATCTACCTTACTACCCTTTTCATCTGAATAGATTATACCACCAATAACATATCTTCTTCTTGGTACCAGATTCTTGGCAAGTTCCTTGTCGTCTTCATCCTTAGAGTTTTTCAATTCTTGATACTTCTCCATAAATGGGCAAGGTTCATCAAAAGTAGCCGGAGATATAACTCCTCCCAAATTGCCTCCCAGGTAGAATTGAATAATTTCGATACCCAATTCTTGGTCATCACCTGGAGATTTAATTCTCATTCTCAGGGTTCCTTCTTTTGGATATACTAACCCACTACCATTTCCCTTAGATTCTAGCTGTTTCTTTCTAGCTAGCATCTTTTCTTTTGTAGAAAGTCCCTCTGATGAAACTTTCTTTTTCTTCTTATCTTTTATCATAATGATTAATTTTGATTGTTCGGTT